TGGTGAAAATATATTAGAATTAAACTATGGTGGTTCTGCAACTGTTGCTGGTCTTTATACAAAAGATGCAACCGGTGGTTCAACTACTTCGGGTTCGTTATTATGGGATGCTAGTAATGATTATTGGAAAGCTGGCGTAAAAGATAATGAGTCAAAAATATTATTAGCAGGTGGTGATAATGTATTTACCTCATCGGCTCAATTAACGGAATTAAATTCATTTACATCTTCTGCTAATACTCGTTTAGGATTAATTGAAACATCTACTGGTAGTTTAAACTTTTTCAGTGCTTCAACTTTGACTAGATTGAATTTATTAGAAACTTCAACCGGAAGTTTAAATTCGTTCTCATCATCTACGAATACTCGTTTAGGATTAATTGAAACATCTACTGGCAGTTTAAACCAATTTACAGAATCCGCAAATACTCGTTTAGGATTAGTAGAAACTTCGACTGGTAGTTTAAATTCGTTTACACAATCTACAAATACTCGTTTAGGATTAATAGAAACTTCAACCGGAAGTTTAAATTCTTTCAGTGCTTCAACTTTGACTAGATTGAATTTATTAGAAACTTCAACAGGAAGTTTAAATTCATTTAGTAGTTCAACTTTGACTAGACTGAATTTAATAGAAACTTCAACCGGAAGTTTAAATGAATTTACAAGTTCTCAATTAACACAAAATATTGCATTAGCAACTATAACAGGTTCATTGATAGTATCTGCATCGCAATCGTATGTAAGTGCTTCATTGATGACCGCATCTGTTAAAAAATTAAGAGAAGATGTGGACTATCTATATGGTATAGGTGGTATAAGTGGGGGTAACCCATTGACACCTATACAAGAATGGTCAGCTTCAGCAAGAGTTCAGTTGTATAACTTAGAATTATTTACATCATCTGCTAATATTAGATTAAATAATTTAGAATCTACATCAGCAAGTGTAAATACATCAATTAGTAATATTAACACAACAACAGCAAGCTTAAATGTTAGTGTATCGAATATAAACTCATTTACACAATCATCGGCAGTTAGGTTATCAAATTTAGAAACAACTTCTGCAAGTGTAAATGTATCGATAGCAGAATTAAATTCATATTCAGCATCTCTTAAAACTGCAATAGGAGTTTCAGGACAAAATGTTACCATAAATGGTGATTTAACTGTTGCTGGAACAACTACTCAAATAAATTCAACAACGCTTAATATTGGTGATAATATAATTCAACTAAATGGTACAGGCGCAACAAATGCAGGATTAGTAGTAAGAGATGCAACTGGAGGAACAACTACTTCGGGTTCATTACTATGGGATACCTCAAACGATAGATGGATAGCAGGCCCATTGGGAAGTGAAGCAAAAGTATTGACAGATGGTATGGGAGTAATATCCGGCTCTGGTCAATTAGCAAACTATGAAACTACGGGTAGAGGAATCGTTTCGGGTTCATCTCAAATAGTTCCTTTACTACCTACGGGAGTAGTTAGTGGTTCTATTCAAATATTAGGTGGAAGTGGAATTTGGAGTAGTTCAACTCAAATGCCAGCAGGCGTTGTGAGTGGTTCATCCCAAGTTATTGGTATATTGGATTCATTGAATTCGTTTACATCTTCACTAAATGCAACTTATGCAACTGACGCAGAAGTTGCCGCAGGATATGAAGCTAAAGGTAGAGGAATATTTAGTGGTTCATCGCAAATACCTAATACATCTATAACAAATGCACAATTAGCAAATAGTTCAATCACAATAGCCGGTACTTCTGTATCATTAGGTAATTCGATTACCGCAGCAACTATATTGGGTGGTACAAACGTATTATCATCATCAGCACAAATAACAGCAGCGTTACCATCGGGCGTTGTAAGTGGTTCATCTCAAATAGATTTAACCGCTACAACAAACTACGCAAGTGGTATTCTGACTAGATTAAATGTAGTTGGTGTAGTTTCAGGTTCTTCTCAAATTAATTTAGGAAGTGCGACCGGAAACATTACATTAGCAACCCAAACAACGGGCGATTATGTGGCATCATTAGTACAAGGTACGGGTGTTACTATTACAAATAATAGTGGTGAGAACGCAACTCCTACGATAGCAATTGGACAGGCCGTTGGTACATCTTCAAACGTACAATTTGGTTCAATTGGTGTAGGAACTGCAGCAAGTGGTGTAAGTGGTGAAATCAGAGCAACGGGCGATATCGTAGCATACTACTCATCGGATGAAAGATTAAAAGAAAACATCACTCCAATTGAAAACGCAGTTGATAAAATCAACCAAATGGGCGGTTACAACTACGATTGGAAAGATGGATTTGAAACAATACATTCTCACAAAGGACACGATTTGGGTGTGATTGCACAAGAAGTTCAATCAGTATTACCTGAAGTAGTAACTGAAAGAGAAACAGGATATTTAGCAGTTGATTATGTAAAATTAGTACCTGTATTAATTGAAGCAATAAAAGAATTATCTGCAAAAATTGATAGATTGGAAAACAAATAAGATATATATAACAATATAATAACGTACTAAAAAGAAGGTAAACTAGATGGCACTTAAATTTAGACGTGGGACAACCGCACAAAAATCAGGTTCGTTAGCATTCGGAGAACCATATGTAAATACTACATTAGGAACATTACAAGTTGGATTGGAAACGGGTGATGTAACTCTTCTAATAAATTCTGCATCGCAAGGAATTTCGGGTTCATCTTTGGATATTACCGGAAATGCAAAAATTGATGGTAATTTAACATTAGGTGGTAACATTACAATTGGTGACCAAACTACTGATACCGTTGCTGTAAATGCAAATTTAAGTTCTTCATTAATACCATCGGCAACTAATACATTTGATTTAGGTTCATCTACTAAAATTTGGAGAGACCTTTATATTTCAACAGGTTCAATTAAGTTTGTAGCGGGAACATCTGTTGTAAAAGAACTTACTCTTGCAACTATTACTGGGTTGGAAAACGCAACGGGTTCCAATGATACTAAATTTAATACATTAGCAACCTATACAGGTTCGGTTGAAACTAGATTGACTCAAATCGGTGTAGTTAGTGGTTCATTAATTAGTTCAGCATCTGCTAACACAATATCAATAACAAACATCAATACATTTAGTGGTTCTCAATTAACTCAAAATACTGCTTTAGCAACAATTACAGGCTCATTAATTACAACGGCATCTAATAGCATTCAAAGATTAGGGGCAATTGAAAGTGTAAGTGGAAGTTGGATTACTGAAAGCGAAACATCTTCATTTGCTAGAACCAATACTTCAAATACATTCGCAGGAAACCAAGCAGTAACCGGAAACTTAGTAGTAACGGGTTCAATCACAGCAAATGAGTTTTACGTTACATATGTAACATCATCTGTAATGTATAATAGTGGTTCAAATAGATTTGGAGATTCGGCAGATGATTTACAACAATTAATTGGTGTAGTAGAAATTACGGGTTCAATTAAAGGTACTCAATTTAATAATTTAGCAACAATTACTGGCTCTTTAATTACAACTGCATCGAATCACGAACAAAGAATAGCAGCAAATGAATCAGTAAGTTCATCATATGCTAGAACGAATTTAAGTAATACGTTTAGTGATAATCAAATAATTAGTGGTAACATAAATCTAACGGGTAAATTAACTGCTGGATTAGCTGTAAGTGCTAGTGCATTAAATATAAATAAAGCTGACGGAAACGTTCAAATTGAATTATCTAATTCAACAACAGGCAGAGGATTCCATTTAATATCATATAATGGTGATTCATTTTCAATTCATAATTCACTAACGGGACTTAGCACATTCAGAATTGATTCTGGTTCTACTGGTTATCACACTCATTTATTTGGTGATTTATTTGTATCATCCGGTTCTATTGAAGTATCAGATGGTATTACGGGTTCAATTGCAGCAACAAACGGAATAGTTTCTGGTTCATCACAAATAACTTTACAATCAACAACCGGATTTACATCATACAATTCGGCATTAGCAACTATAACAGGTTCTTTAATATCATCGGCAAGTGCTGATAGAGTTTCAATTACAAATATAAACTCTGCAACTGCGAGTTTGATAATTGAAACTACAAACTTAGAAACTTTCAGTGCATCAGTATTGACTAGATTAACAGAAGTCGGTGTTGTCACTGGTTCTTTAATTAGTTCAGCAAGTGCAGCAGCTATTGCAAATTCAAACCAAAATACGTTTACTGCATCTGCAAACACTTCAATATCAAATTTACAAACAACAACTGCAAGTTTAAACACTTCAGTAACCAATTTAAACTCATTCAGTTCTTCTGCATTAACAAGATTAAGTGCATTAGAAACTGAAACTGCAAATTTAGAAACAACAACTGCAAGTTTAAACACTTCGGTAAGTAACTTAAACTCATTTAGTAGTTCGCAATTAGGTAAAGATGCTACATTAGCGACTTTAACGGCATCCTATGATGGTAGATTCAGTACAATATCAACTGTTACATCATCTTATGATGGTAGATTTAGTACATTGGGTACTTATACGGGTTCAGTAGAAGGAAGATTCACTACTTTAGCAGCTTTGACTGGTTCTAATTCTACTAGATTATCTAATTTAGAAACAACTACTGCAAGTTTAAATACTTCTGTAAGTAATTTAAATTCATTCAGTTCATCTCAATTGGGTAAAGATGCTACATTAGCAACGCTTACATCTTCTTATGATGGTAGATTTACAACCATTGGTTCAGTAACCGCATCTTATGATGGTCGCTTCACTTCATTAGCAACTTATACGGGTTCAAATGATACTAAATGGTCTACATTAGGTTCATTAAGTGGTTCATTTGCAAGAACTAATAGTGCAAACATATTTAGTGGTAATCAAACCATTACAGGTTCATTATTCGTATCACAAGATTTAGTAGTAGCAGGTTCTTCATCTATCCAAAATATTAGTTCTTCAACTTTAAACATTGGAACTAATTTAATAACTGTTGCAGTAAATCAACCATCTGTAAGATTCGGTGGATTGGCAGTAATAGATAGTGGTTCATCAGGAGCATCCGGTTCATTGTTATATGATTCGGTACAGGATGAGTTTATATTTGTTCACAAAGGAAACGGAACTAATGTAACTTCTTCTCACTTCATATTAGGACCTGAAACAATTGATAATTTAGGTAACGAAACTTATTTAACAAATAATAGAGTTCCAAAAGGAAGTGGTAAAGAACATTTAAATGATTCACAAATTAGTGATGATGGGACAACTGTAACTATTCCTGGAGCATTGACTGTGACTGGAAATATAACAGGTCCAATTACAGCAACAAATGGTGTAGTTTCAGGCTCATCTCAAGTTATTAGTATATTGACTTCTTTAAATTCATATACTGCAAGTAATGATACTACAAACACATCACAAAATACTTCAATTACTAATTTAAATAGTACAACAGCAAGCTTAAACACTTCTGTAACTAATTTAAATTCTTATACAAGTTCATTCCCAACAGCAACGGTAACTTTATCAAATAAAACTATAAGTGGAGCATCGAATACTTTATCAAACATTGGTAACTCTTCTTTAACAAATAGTTCAATTACAATAGCAGGTACTTCTACTTCATTGGGTGGAAGTATCACAGCGGCAACAATATTACAAGGAACTGGTGTGATTTCTGGTTCATCTCAATTGACAACTGATTTTGATAGTAGATATCTTAATACAAATGGCGATTCCGTTGTTTCGGGTTCTTCTCAAATATCACATGATTCAACAACTGGCTATTCAGCAAATAGACACGTTGACCACACAGCGGTAACAATAACCGCAGGAAGCGGTTTAACAGGTGGTGGAGATATTTCGACAACTAGAACCATTTCAATCGCAACAGGCGGAGTAACTAACGCTATGTTGGCAGGTTCAATTGCAAATGATAAATTAACAAATAGTGCAATTACCATCGCTGGTACATCTACATCTTTAGGTGGTACTATTACTTTAGCAACAATCACAGGAAATAGTGGAATAGTATCCGGTTCATCTCAAATTACCGCAGGTTCAACTACCGGATTTGCAACTGCTGTTAAAACTCAATTGGATACAAATACCGTAGTTTCTGGCTCATCTCAAATTACGTTATCATCTACTACTGGGTATTCTGCAAATCAGCATGTAGACCATACGGCAGTTTCAATAAGTGCAGGTAATGGTTTAAGTGGTGGCGGTACAATCGCAGCAACTAGAACATTATCATTAGATACAACATCTGCAACATTTACATCGGGTGTAACAACTCAAAATAACGCATTAGGTGTAGTTTCTGGTTCAAAAACAATTAGTGGTATCACATTAGGTTCTAACTTAGCAACGTTAACAATTGGTACGGGATTAAGTGGAACTTCATATAATGGTTCTACCGCAGTAACAATTGCAAATAGTGGTGTATTATCAAATATAGCAGGAAGTGGAATTTCAGTATCCGGAGGAACTGGTAACGTAACAATTACAAATACCGGTGTAACTTCAGCAGTAGCTGGTACGGGTGTTAGTGTGAGTGGAGCAACTGGCGCAGTAACAATCTCAATCGGACAATCGGTAGCAACTTCAGCAACTCCAACTTTCGCAGGTTTAACAATCAACGGAGCAATTACAGCAACGGGAGATATTACCGCATACTATACTTCAGATAAAAGACATAAGAATAACATTCAAATTATTCCAAACGCTTTAGAGAAAGTATCTAAATTGAATGGTGTAACTTGGGAATGGAATGATGATGTAAATGAAGTAACAAAATCAACTCCAAAGACTGGTTTAATAGCACAAGATGTTCAATCAGTATTGCCTGAAGTTGTAAAAGAAAGAGAAGATGGATTCTTATCATTGGATTATTCAAAAATGATGGGTCTAATGGTTGAGGCAATTAAAGAACAACAAACACAAATTCACAAATTGAATTTAGAAATAGAGGTTTTAAAGAAACAAAAAGGGTTATAATTTAATGTATGATGTTTATTACACCACCGCTGGAGGCCCTTGGTTCAACAGCGGTGCTGATATATGGGTAACCGAATGGATAAAAGAAGTGGCACCACATTTAGAAGTGAAGCCACTTCTACTATTCCATAGACATAAACCACAAAATTACGAAGAATTCCCAATTGATATTGAACATATATGGGAAACTTCTGAAGATGAAATCATAAAAATATTAGATGGTGCTAGAAGGATTCATATATTGCACGGCCATTACACTCCAACCAGAGCTATACATAAAAATTTGGAAAAAATTGATTCGATTGTTTTCCATAATTTAACAAAAGTATCTTTAATGGCACAAATGGGTAAAGATGAATATCTTCATTGGTATGGTAATTGGGAATATGAAAATGAATTAATTAACAAAATTAAAAATAAAGTTTGGGTGGGTTTATATCATTTTCCTTATGAAACTGAAAATTTACACCATATTCCAAACACTTATGAATTTAAAACAAATAAAGAATTATCAGATTCTACCAAAGTTGGATTTGCAGCTAGAAGTGAAGGTAGAAAAAATGTTGAATATATTGATGGATTGGAAAGTTACATTTCTACAAATTCAGAAACTTTCAACAAATATTATAGAAAAAAATATGGATATAGATTTGAGAAATCAAAAGTTTATAAATTTGATTTCAAATATAAAGAAAGGTTCTACGGCCTTGATTGGGGAATATCTCATTCTTGCTTTGAATTTGAACCATTTGGATACGGAATATTTGAGGCAGTGGATTGGGGTAAACTTCCAATATTACACGAAAAATGGCACGTACCACTTGATTATAAATACAAAGCGATTGACGAGAAAACATTTAAGCAGACCTACGAAACGATTTGTAACGATGATTATGAAACCCGTAAAAGAGAGTTTGAAAAATTGAAAGATTGGATGATAAAACACTTTTCAAACAAAGATGTATGGAAAGAAAAACTTTTAGATATTTATAACGGAGAATAATACATAAATAATGGCAAAAACCAATTTATCATTAGGTAATTTATATAGAGCAGTAAGCGGTTCAGCAAGAGTAGCACAAGTTGTATCTTTAGGCGGATTAGCAGGTTCTGCGGCAAATAGCTCTTTAGGCTCATTTGCAATAGATTCGGTTACTGTAAATTTACCTACATATACATACATAGTAGAAAGCACAACGGAAACAGCAACATTTTCATTTGGTTCAGCAGGTTCTTTACATGGTTCAAAAGTTGGTAGTGTAGCAGCAAACTATTCTGTAACTTTTGATAATGCAAACTTTTCAGTTGGTTCTCCAACTTTAGGTGCATCTCCATCGTTTCCAATTACACCCGCATCAATTGCATCTTCAAACTATTCAGAAGCATCTTCGGTTTTATCAATGAAATATGCAGATGGATATAATTTGGCTGCAACTAATTACAATACAACTTCTACAAAAACGTTATACGCAGTAGATGTTTATAATACAATTAACCAACCAGATTTTTGTTTGGTATTTGGTACAATGATTGAAAAAGCAGATGGTACATCGGTAGCAGTTGAAGATTTTTTCAATTAGAAGCTCAATCAGGTTCTGCTCAAACAGTTGTTGTAGCTGATATTGTATATAACTTTGCTAGTGGATATTTTTCATTAAATGATGGTGAAATAAAAGCAACAGGAACTCACCCTCTTTGGGTATTCGATTCCGAAATAGAAAAATATCACTTTAAAAATGTAGAAGATATTCTTATTGGCGATATGATTGTTAAGTGGGATGATTTTTTAGGAGAAACAGTTGAAGTAGAAGTAACAAATATAGAGATAGTTACCGAAGATGTTGAAATTGCAACTATTAACGTAGAACAAGCTGACGTTTATATGGCAAACGGCTTTATTTCTCACAACAAAGGAACAACAACACAACCACACATCCCATCATCTGGTTTACGATTATATGTTGACCAATATAAAACAGTATCATATAATTCAGGAAGTGCAGGAGCAGATTGGATGGACCTTTCTGGTTACAATACGGGTGTTAGACCTGCAGGTGCACCAAACGCAGCTGGTATTACCGGAGGTAATCCGACATCTACAAATGGTGCAACTAAGAAAGCATCATATGTAACATTTAACGGAACTAACCAATTCTTCTATAAAGATACTACAACAAATATTAACGGAGGATACTCACAGTTCAATACAAACACAGGTACAATTCACGTTTGGGTTAGACCTACAACAACATTAGGAACAACATCGAGATTTATATTTGATTATGCTGGATTTTATGGTTTAGCAATTGAATCAACAGATAGTTCAACATTAAATAGAATTAAATTTTATGGTAGTTCATTAGGTAATAGCGCACAATTAACAACATCATTATCATCAGGAACAAACTATTTAATTTCAGCAACATTCCAATCATCTGGAACTTGTACTATTTATGTTGATGGTAGTTCAATAGGAACATTTACATCATCCGCATTTACCGCACCATCATCAACTAACTATTTAACAATTGGTTGTAATAGTGCAAGAACATCATTTTGGAATGGTGGTATTCAAGCTGTATTATTCTATAATGTATTACAAAGTGCGACTGATGTAACTCAAGTGTACAACCATTTCTCAACAACTTTGAAATAATAAATTGTTGTTTTGATAATTTGTTGTTTTGAAATAAAAGATTATATTTATAGTAGACATTAAAAATTAAATAAAAGTATAAAATGGCAGAAAAAATAGTATCACCAGGCGTATTTACAAAAGAAAACGACCTTTCATTCTTACAACAAGGTGTAGCAGAAATAGGTGCAGCATTTATTGGACCTTTTTTAGAAGGACCTTTAACTCCAACAATTGTTAATTCACAAGCTGAATTTGAAACATTGTTTGGAAAAGCTGATGGAACT